AAGATTAGATGATAACAATAATATTTACAGAGTATCTAGTAAATATAAAAGGGAGTTTCATAAGTAATGGGTGGTGCAGTATCAAGTGTAGTTTCAACGGCTGTAAGAGCCGCACCTACAATTATTAGATTGATGGGTGGTAATCCATTAATTGCTTTAGCCGCAACTTTAGCAATTTCATGGGCATTAAGACCTAAACAACCTGATATAGAAGATTTTGGTACAACACAATTTGATGATTTTGAAAAAGGTTTGTTATTAAATAAACAATCGAATGATTCTAGTATTCCTGTAATTTATGGAGAAAGATTAATTGGTGGAACTAGAGTATTTGTAGAATCTTCAGGAACAGATAATCAGTATCTATATGTAGCTTTAGTATTATCAGAGGGAGAAATAAATTCTATTGAACAAATATTAATTGATGAAAAACCTGTTACATTTGCTAGTAGTTTTTCAGATGGTGTAGCAGTTGATGTAGATAGTTCAGATAGCAATTATTATAAAGGTGGAGAAAGTTTAATTAGAGTAGAGCCTCATTTTGGAACAGATGGTCAATCAGCATCAACATTATTATCAACATTATCTAGTTGGGGAAGTAATCATAAATTAAGTGGATTGTGTTATCTTGCACTTAGATTTAAGTTTAATCAAGATGCTTTTGGTGGACTACCTACAATACAAGCAAAAATAAAAGGTAAAAAAGTTAAAACTTATAACGCAAGTTTAGTAGAACAAACTGCAAGTTATTCAACTAATCCAGCTTGGTGTATTTTAGATTATTTAACAAATACAAGATATGGAAAAGGTTTATCTGTAAATGAAATAGATTTACAAAGTTTTTATGATGCTTCACAAGTTTGCGAAACACAAGTAACACCATATTCAGGTGCAAGTAATATTAATATATTCGATTGTAATTCAGCAATAGATACTTCAAGAACTATTATAGATAATTTAAGAGATATGATTAAAGGCTGTAGAGGTTATATTCCATTCTCACAAGGTAAATACAGTTTAGTTATTGAAACAACAGGAACAGCAACAGTATCATTAACCGAAGATGATATTATAGGTGGTTATACTTTAGCTATTCCACAAAAGAATGAAAGATATAATAGAGTTATTTGTTCGTTTATTAATCCTGATAGAAATTATCAAGTTGATGAAGTTCAGTTTCCACCAATTAATGATTCAGGACTTCCAAGTGCAGATCAACACGCAACAATGAAAACTGCTGATGGTGGTTTTCTATTAGAAGGTAGATTTCAATTTCCAACATTAACAAGCCAATATCAAGCTGAGGAAATGGCAGAAGTTATTTTAAGAAGATCAAGAGAGGCTTTAGGATTATCTTTAAATGTAGCTTTTAAAGGTTATGAATTAAATATTGGAGATATAGTTAATATTACACATTCATCATTAGGATTTTCTGCTAAACCATTTAGAGTTTTAGGAATTACTTTTAACAATGATTATACAGTTGGATTAAGTTTAGTAGAACACCAAGATAGTCATTATACTTGGGCAACAAAAACACAAGCTAGTACAATTCCAACTACAACACTTCCTAATCCATTTACTGTTCAACCACCAGCAAGTGTAACTTTATCTGATAGTTTAGTTGAATATAATGATGGAACTGTAATTGTAGCATTAGATGTAACTATAGGTGCTTCTCCTGATAGTTTTGTTGATTATTACCAAGTTGAATACAAATTAAGTACAGATTCTAATTATATTATCTATGCACAAGGTTCAGGATTAAATCACAGAGTATTAAATGTAATTGACCAAAAAACTTATGATGTAAGAGTTAAAGCTGTCAATGTTTCACAAGTTTCATCAACTTATGTAACAGCACAAAGACAAATTGTAGGGGCTATCGCACCACCATCAGATGTGGAAGACTTCTCATGTAATATTGTTGGTCAAGAAGCACACCTAAGTTGGTCGGCTGTAACAGATTTAGACCTTGCATATTATCAAATTCGTTTTGCAAAAGAAACTGATGGAACAGCAGATTGGCAGAACTCAGTTAATTTAGTTTCTAAAGTATCTCGACCAGCAACCAGTATTTCTGTACCAGCTAGGGCTGGAACTTATCTTATCAAGGCTGTAGATAAACTTGGCAACTTTAGTTCCAACGCAACAAGAATTATCTCTAATGTAACTGATGTTATTAATCACAATGCTGTATCAACACAATCAGAACACCCTAGTTTTTCTGGTACATTTACAAATACATTATTAACTGATGGTGCAATAGAATTAGATTCTTCAGAACTTTTTGATTCTGCTCAAGGAAATTTTGATGATGAAACAACAAGATTATTTGATTCTGGTGTTAGTAATGCTGATTTTTATTCTTCTGGTAATTATCAATTTGCAAATACAATAGATATATCTGCAAAACATACAGTTAGAATTACAGCATCATTAACTCAAACATCTGACAACCCTGATGATCTTTTTGATAATAAAGCTGGATTGTTCGATTCTGCAAAATCTAACTTTGATGGAGATACACCAGCAAACTGTGATGCTCATTTAGAAATAGCAACTTCTGATGATAATGTAACATTTACTAATTTCCAAAATTTTGTAATAGGAAATTATACTGCAAGATATTTTAAATTTAGAGTTGTTTTAACTTCTAAAGATCAAGCATCAACTCCAAGAGTTTCTGAGGTTACAGTAACAATAGATATGCCTGATAGAATATTTAGTGGAAATGATTTAATATCAGGTGTTGGAACTTACACAGTAACATTTACAAATCCATTTAAATCTGTTAATTATGCCGTAGGTATTACTGGCGAAGATATGGCTACTGGAGATTTCTTCACAGTATCAAACAAAACTATTAATGGTTTTGATGTTTTGTTTAAAAATTCAAGTGGAACAAATATATCAAGGCAATTTGATTATATTGCAAAAGGATTTTAAAAGGAGTATAAGAACGATATGGCTCAACACGATTACAACATAGCAAACCAATCTTTTCCAGCAACCAGAACAGATATTAATAATGTTCTATCAGCTATTAATACATCTAATTCAGGAACATCAAGACCTACTTCAGCCGTTGCTGGAACTGTTTGGTTAGATACAACAAATGCTACTAATCCAACTTTAAAATTTTATGATGGAACAGATGATATATCTTTAGCACAATTTGATTATTCAGCTAATACTGTGAACTGGTTAGATTCAACAGTAGCAACAGATTTAGTAAATGACACAACTCCACAATTAGGTGGAAACTTAGATGTTAATGGTAATTCAATCGTATCAGTATCAAATGGAAATATCTCAATCACACCTGATGGAACAGGTAAAGTTATTATAGATGGTTTATCACACCCAACAGCAGATGGAACTAATGGTCAAGCATTAGTAACAAATGGTTCTGGTGTTTTATCTTTTGCAGATGTTTCAGTAAGTTTTGCATCTGTTGGAGAATCAATTATTCCATCAACAACTGATACTTATGATCTAGGTTCATCAACTAAAGTTTGGGCTAACATATATACTGGAGACTTAAATTTATCTAACGAAGCAAAAGAACAAGGTAACTCTGTAGATGGCACTAAAGGTAATTGGACTATCCAAGAGGGTGCTGACGATCTATTTATTGTTAATAACAAATCAGGTAAAAAATATAAGTTCAAACTAGAGGAGATTTAACATGGCTTTTATCTCCAATGGCACTACGATTTTAGATAATGGTGCATTTCAAGCTAGTCTAGGTAATTTAGTTTTTATATCTGAACAAACAGCAAGTGGTTCAGCATCAATAGAGTTTACAAGTGGAATAGATAGCACCTATCCTATTTATAAGTTTGAGTTTATTAATATCCACCCAGCAACAGATAATGTAAAATTTACTTTTCAATGTAATGCTAGTGGTGGAAGTGGATTTAATGAAACTATAACAAGTACATTTTTTAATGCGGCTCATGCTGAAAATGATGGTTTTGCTACATTAAGTTATAGAACAACAGAAGATCAAGCACAAGGTACAAGTTTTCAAACATTATCTTATAGTGTAGGTGCAGATGCAGATCAATCATTTAGTGGATATTTAAAAATTTTTAATCCTAGTTCTACAACATTTGTTAAACATTTTATGTCTACAAATAATATAAATGAAAAAGGTAATGCGTCATACGAATCTTTTGTTGCTGGGTATATTAATAATATATCTGCCATTGATGAATTTCAGTTTAAATTTTCATCTGGCAACATAGATTCTGGCACAATAAAACTATATGGAATAAAGGATAGTTAATGGCTTTACACTCATTACATTCGTATAAAGAAATTCATAAACTAGGAGTTTATTCATGGCAGTAGTATCAGGTGGAACAACATTAATAGACAATGGTGCTTTAGATGCTGGAGTACCAACAGGAAGTTTAATATTACTTTCAACTCAAACTGCAAGTGCTAGTGCATCTATTTCATTTACATCTGGGATAGATTCAACTTATGATTCTTATGTGTTTAAATATATCGAATGTAATCCAGCAACAAATGCTACTAATTTTGAATTTAATTTATCGACAGATGGTG